GCTCTTCCATAGGGTCTACTGACTCTGTAAGAGATTTTTCCTCATCTTTATGGTCTTCTAGCTGTTGCTTTTTAGGTTGTGGAGCTTTAGGAGCTTTCCAAGCATTACCTACATTTTTAGGAAGACCAAAGTTTTCCATAGTAGTGGCATGCTTTTCCACAGAATTCTCTGCATCTTCGCAGGATTGGTGTTTTACCATGTCTTCATCGTTGCCATAGATATTCTCCATGAGTGAGTCTACAAATTTTGGGTCTACTGGATTCATAATGTTTTTCCTAATTTATATATGGTTCTAGAAAACCTTACTAGTTGAAAACCATAGATAATATGAGATGTATACAACCGAGCCATTTCAGATAGAGGGAAACAATATCATTCTAGGGATATTCGGATCTTCCACGTTCGTTAATGCGAAAAAGGGGGAAGGTCGAGATATCAGGTCTAAAGCTATTGAGCGTATGGTACAAGTATTAAGATCTATTAATCCTAGATTGGTGTATATTACACCTTCAATAGGTGTTTCTTTACACCTTACTACTGTTTTAGATTATTTAAGGATACCTTTTATTATCGTAAGCCCTAGTAAAGGTCACTTCAATAGATTTGCAAAAGAACATAAAGTCCTTCTAAGTAGGGCTATAGGTGATTGCCAAACTGTAATTGTAGTTAATGATATTAAAGCTAACCTATTAAATCTTCTAGACTTAGAGAAACAGGCTGAAGATTTTATACTAGAACGTTCGGATCTTATCCTTTCAATATATGGTAGTGTAAAAACAGAAAATGAAAAGAAGCGTCATTCTAAATTAAATGAAATAGAGAAAGATGTAATATTTTTAAACTACTCTATTTAATAAACACAGGTAGCTTGTCCCCTAGTTTATTAATCAAAGCTTCCCTATTCCGATGCCAAGAACTCTTACCATTTGTATCCCCTAGGGATTGATGGAAAATCTGAATAGGTACTACATAGTTTTTAAGTCCTTTAAAATGAGTTTGGAGAGTGTAGTATATGTCATAAAAATCCCAATTACCTACAAACTCCTTGGGCTGAGCTAGTTTAATAGATAATAATGTACTGCCAAGACAGGCTAAGAAAACCCCGTCCATTGCCACAACATGCCCTGTTTGACCGTAGAAGGTAGATTGCATGGACATTACCGTCTCCCCGTGATACACAAACCCAGATAAATGATTCTGTCCAGGTATTTCTAAACCTGCCCACCACACGCAAGACTCGTTTAAATGTTTAGTACCTGCAACTCCTAGGAAACCTATTTTATTTTTTTGTAAAAAACCTTCTATTATAGAATTGAAGTTAATTGGGTTAGTAAGGATATTAATATCATCATGGCACATAATAACGTAATCATCTGATTTTACATTAGCTTTCCTAACACCTTTCTCAAAGGCTTCAAAAATACTAGAACACCCATCCATTACAAAAACTTCCCAACCTGAGTGCTTAAAGTAACTTACAAGATTTTGGGGGGTAGAGGCTCGAAGGTAATCGATAGGAGTTTTAGACGGGATAATTGCGATTTTTCTCATATGTATATAAATTATGGTCAGTAAACAAGATATAGTCGATGAAATACAAAGGTGTGCGGATGATCCCGAATACTTTATTAAAACCTATGTAAATATTGAACATCCTATTAAAGGGATAATTCCTTTTAATTTATACAAATTTCAGACAAGAATTTTAAACGAAGTTCATACTGAACGTTTTAATATCCTTAGGAAGTTTAGACAGGCAGGGGCTACTACTCTTTGTGCCGCTTATTCCCTATGGTCAATCATTTTTAAAGAAAATCATAACGTAATGGTTGTGTCAATTGGAGATCGTGAGTCCACAGCCTTCCTTAGAAGGGTAGTTTTAATGTATGAAGATTTACCTGGATGGCTAAAACCTTCAATACACGCGAAGAATGCTCACAAATTACATCTCTCTACCGGAAGTCGTGTAATGTCCCAGCCTGCGGGTGCTGGACGTGGTGAGTCGGTATCCCACCTAATAGTAGACGAAGCTGCCTTCATTGATAAGATGCGAGAGTTCTGGGCTGCTGTGTACCCTACGATTGCAACCGGTGGTAAGGCTACCCTAATCTCTACAGTGAACGGCATGTCTAATCTATATTACGAGTTGTATAGAGATGCAATAGATGAGATGAACGATTTCAATCCTATTGATATTAATTGGAGAGAGCATCCTGAATATACAGATGAATGGTATAAGAAAAACTTTCCAATTATTGGTGCTAGAATGTTTGAGCAAGAGTTTGAATGCTCATTCCTCGGTACAGGTGATACCTTTATAGATAGAGATACTTTAAAAAGATTAAATGTGACTCACGTAGGTGATTACAATGTAAGGACTTCAGGACATCTTAGAATTTGGAAGCATCCTGATCCCTATGCTGAATATATTTTAGCAGCCGATGCCTCATATGGTAGAGGTCAGGATTTCTCTGCGTTTCATGTTATTAATTTGTATAATGGTGAACAGGTAGCTGAGTTCTATTCAAATAAAACCTCACTAGCTGAATTTGCAAGAGCTATCCACGACACAGGTAATGATTATAATATGGCTCATGTGGTAGTTGAACGGAATGGATTAGGAATTCCCCTTATTCAAGAATTATTTGAAAGACTTGAATATGAAAATATTTGGATGGATGATAAGCAAGAATTTGGATTCCAAATGACTACGCAGTCTAGAGAAAAAGTATTAAGTTTTCTAGAAGAATCTTTACGCACCTCAAGATTTAGAATTAACTCTGAGCGGACAGTAGATGAGTTAAATACCTTTATCATTACTGATACCGGTAAAATTGAAGCGGACAAAGGCTATCATGACGATTTGGTTATGAGCTTAGGGTTAGCTGCGTTAGTATCAGTAGATTTAGCTTCGGGACTTCCCGCAGAAATAGGAAAGGGACAGGAAAAGGAAACAAATCAAGAATTACCTAATATGATAAGGGTATCTAATAATAGTGAGACACACGAGGACACATCATGGCTTCTGAAATAGATAAGGATCAAAATTTAAACGAATCGATTACATCGTTCCCCAACCCTAATAATACAGGGCATTTACAACCAGCTACCGGGAAATCATCCGGGTTCTTTGGTAAATTCTTTTCTACGCGAGGTAGGAAGCCGAAACGTGGTGGTAGGCTTTCCGGGGATACTCTTAAAGCGGTAGATCTGTTTTCAGATCTTCCAGGTATAGGTATTAGCAAAGGTATGGTTCACATGCCTCAGATTGAGTATGATAAGAAGAAGCGTTATGCAGATTATGAGAAGATGGATGAATATCCAGAAATCGGCGCAGCTTTGGATATTTACGCAGATGATGGTACCCAAAAACACTTAAATGGGGATGTTCTTCATATTAATACTGCAAGCCAAGCAGTAAAACTTGAACTTGAAAGCTTTATTAAAAATACTAATCTACGTCAGTATATTTGGGATATTTTTAGAAACGTTGCTAAATACGGGGATTGTTTTGTTGAGAATATTGTAGATCTAAACAATACCTCAGCAGGTATTCAACGTCTTAAAGTTTTAAATCCAAATTATATCACCCGCGTAGAGAACCAATACGGGTATCTTCAAAAATTCATGCAGGAAGTTCCAGATGTTAGGTCTGGAGGTGGTATGATGGATGCAGGAGCTAATACCAATGGTTCTGGTAAATTTCTAGATTTGAATAAAGACCAGATTTCTCATTTTAGAATACACACATCAGATCCTAACTTCTACCCTTATGGAAAATCTATTGTTTTTCCTGCGATTAACGCTTGGAGATCTTTAAAGCTTATGGAGGATGCTATGCTAATCTACAGGTTAGCCAGAGCTCCAGAACGTCGTGTGTTTTACGTAGATACCGGTAACCTCCCTACCTCTAAGGTAGAGATGTATATGGAGCGCTTAAAGCAGAAGTTCAAGAAAGAAAAATTCTTTGATCCTACTTCCGGTCAAATTAATGAACGCTATAACCCCTTATCAACCGATGAGGACTTCTTTGTACCTGTAAAAGGTAAAGGAAATGGTACTAAAATCGAAACTCTTCCAGGAGCTCAAAATCTAGGTGAGACAGACGATGTTAAATACTTCCGTGATAAACTTCTAGCAGCCCTTAAGGTCCCACAAGACTTTATTGTAGAGAAAGAACAATCTCCTGAGCGCAAATCAAACTTATCTCAGCTGGATATTAAATTTTCTCGTGCTGTTGGAAGGATTCAGCGTGAGGTTGAAACTAGCTTAAACCTAATGGTTAAGCGACACCTAACTCTTAGAGGGTTCGATAAGAATTTAACGAATGCTGTTGAAGTACTTCTATGCCCTCCTTCGGATCTGCAAGAGAAACGTCGATTAGAACTAGATGAGATGAAAACTAGGGTAGTTCAAGCTGTTAAGGGATTAGAAATGTTCCCACCTGAGTACATCTATGAGAACTATTTCCAAATGAACGAGAATGAGATTAAACAGATCGAAGATCGTATGAGTGAAATACAGGAAGAACAGGCGGAAGCGGAAATGCAGCAAATGCAAGCCCAGCAAGAAGCTATGGGAGTGCCTGAGCCAGGATCTGAATTAGGCGGTGCAGAGATGGGGGGTGGTGAGGCAGCCGGTCCTCCTGAAGAAGAACCTCCGATGTAAATCTCAGCAATAATCTAAAATAAAAGAAATAACACTACGTATATAAATTAGGACATAACCATGCTATTAGAAAATAGAAATAAGAATCTTACCAATCTGCACAAAGCTGCGGATTACTTAAGCCGATCACTACGGGAAAACTTTAAAGTATTCACAGTAAACTCTCTAGAGGGGAAAGTTCAATTCCTTTCAGAGAATGAGAATCTAATTCTCTGTGACTACTCAGTTAAAGACTCTACAGTCACACTAGAAAATCTAACTACTGATACTATTGATAATCACCTTTCAACTGAGAGAATAGATAATATCGTAGCTGAAGGTATATCAGATTTTGTAGGAGATCTACGTGAAAGTAAATTTGACAAAGCTGATACTTCATTTACGGACGTATTAAGACTGTTTGAAAGCCGAAATGATCTGGATTCTCTTCGTTATAAGTTAGAAAAACACTCTGACTCCTTTAACAAGAATACAGAGATTGTAGGCTCTGGAGAATTCCGTAAACTTGTGGAAGCTAAAGAAGCATTTAAAATGTTTATATCAGAGAATCGTGATGTTCTTATGGATAATAAGGATTTGAAAGATAGTGTAGGTATTGTAAATGCAATGTCAAATGTGTTGGGTTCTGATGTAAGACTAACTCTTGAAAATGTTAATAATACAAAGAAATTAGAAATTGACCTAAAAGAAGGTAATAATCTTTATGAGATGGTATGTAAGCAAGAACTTATGCGCCAAGAGTTAATCGAATCTAAAGAAAACTTCTCGGGTGCCTGGGCTACTAACCAAGCTATCCAAGAACTAGCCTCATGTATTTTCTCGGATGATAAAGCTCTAATAGAGTCTATGGAGAAGGTAATCGAGGATGTACCTTACTTCAGTTTTGCAACCAAGTCAGATTTAAATGAGACTCTAACCTCTATCTATGAAGTAAATTCAACAGATACTATTTTAAAGAAAGATATTAAAAACTTTGTATCTAAGATTTACGAAACTAAGAAGCCTGTAAAGGAAGAACTTATTAACCTCCTCAGCGAGAAATATGGTGTAAATGTAACTAACCTAAAGTTTGTACCTACATTCAGTAATCTTTCAAAAACTCACTCAGTGTTTTTTGAAGTACTTTCAATGTGTATGGAAGAAGGTATCCTCCAGGACGTCTCTAAAAACTTTGCCAAGTACGTAAGTAATAAAGGCGGGGTAGAGGTTCTTGAAGTTAATGATCTAATACGAGAATGTGTAGAAGTTGAAGGTGAAAATCTAAACGAGAATGCTATCCTTGTAAATTACATTGACGTACCAAGACTTACCCAGGATTTATCTCAAGTAATCGACGTTCTAGGAACTCTTACGGGAGCTTCTGAGATGGGTATGGGTGAAGAGATGCCAGGTGAAGAAATGCCTGAAGAGGAGATGCCAGGCGAAGAGATGGAGGGCGAAGAGATGCCAGGAGAGGAAATGCCGGGTGAAGAAATGCCTGAGGAAGAACTCGAAGGCGAAGAGCTGGAAGGCGAAGTTCCTGAAGAGGGTGAAGTTCCTGAAGAGGAAGTTGAAGCTCCTATGGCAGGAGAGGAAGGCGAAGAGCTTGCAGCCGATCCTGAGGTAGAAGGTGAGGTTGTAGGGGATGATACTGATTCTTCAGTAGGTCTCGCTAGCGATAACGGTAACCTAGGTTCTATTATGTCGGATCTTGAAAGCATTATCAGCGCCTTAGGTGGTGGTAGGGAAGAGGAGGAAGAGGAAGCTCTACCTGATGACCAATACGGTGCCTAATCTGCTAAATAACCTTGCTTTAGCCAACGTCTAAATAATCGTTGATGTCTGTTTTGCATAGTAAGTAAATCCAGTATAATACCTTCAATCGATTCCAAAGAGTCTTCTGATATTTCAGAAGGCTCTTTATCTTTTATTAGTTCAAGTCTTTCAATGATAATATGGAGTGATTCCTTATCGGTGTCAGATAGACTGTTTACTTTAGTTTCTTTATTTTTTCTTGATTCCATGAAATTCTATATTAAATTCGAGAGATTTATAAGCATCTACTCTTAGCTTTGAGTGTTTCCCTAAATAGGGAGCCTTATCTATAAAATCATAAATGTATACTTGAGTTTTATTATCGTGTTTACGTAAAGTTCTACCTAAGGCTTGAACAGTTGCGATTTCCGACTTCAATCCTCTTGCATTTATAAGGTGAGTTAATTCTGGAACATCTATACCCGTCTGAAATATTATAGTTCCAATTATAACAGAAGGACCGTCTTTCTCAAGAAACTTTTGTAAAGTTTTATCACGATTATCTAAGCTATCCTTTCCTTCTAGTTGGTATGACCCAGGAATATTATCTTTAAAATATTTTGCATGGGAAAGATTTTTAGTAAGAATTAAGATTCTAGCGTTAGAGTCTGTAATTTTAGTAACTAAATTGGTAATAAGTTCATTTCTATAATCATAATCCACAATAAACTCCTCATAAATTTCCTGGTATGTTTTTCCTGTAGTTTCACTATCTTCAATATCTGGTAATTCGATTAGCTGGATAGAGGGGAGGGTTAAATATCCGTCTTCTACTAAGTCTTTAGCAGTTACATATTCAATCTGCTTTCCTAGAAAGGAGGTAAGGGTTAACTGGGAATGTCTATCTTTTGGAGGAGTGGCAGAAAGACCAATTCTGTAAGTGGCTGTTGGGAATGAACTTAGAACCTTCTTGGCTACTTTACCTTTGGCAAATTCATGAATCTCGTCAAACATGATAAATTCAGAAGTCTTTAAATGAGTATCAATAACTTTATCAATAGACTGAATAGTTACTAATGTAAGAGGTTTAATGTCTACCCCATCCCCAAAAGCTACTCCGTGCTCAATTCCGCATTTAGTAAGAAAATCAGAAGTTTGTTTTAAAAGTTGTTTTTTGTTGAAGAATAAAAGACCGGTTTTACCTTCAAGAGCTTTTAAGATAGCAGCGATGATTATAGTCTTACCAGACCCTGTGGGAGCCTTAATAATACAGGATTTCAACTTTAAAGCCTCTTGTATTAAATTCTCTTGATAATCCCTAGGAGTATACCCCTCTAGTTTAGTATCCCCAATTATAATATCAGGTCGGCTGTCAATAAGCTTGTAATTATACTCTAAATAATCTAAATCTTCCAAGATGCTATATAACAAGCCGGTTCCGAATTTACCAGTCTTAGGGTTAAAATAGTAAGTATAACCATCCCAATGACCACGTTTATAGGAAGAGGCATATTCAGCTTCAGGGGCTTTGGATCTGTATTTCTTACCTAAAGCCTTTAACAGCTTAGTGTTAGTAGTTTTTAAGATAGAATAAGTATTCGAAATAAATATTTCCATATTTTTTTAATTTATCTATTATAGGACAAAAGCACTAAAAACTTTTTAATATTATGACCGAAAATAAATCAATTATAGATCTTGCTATGGCAGGAAA